CTCAATTATCCCCCAGAGGTCCCAGAACGCTCCAGGAAGGGCCAGAAGCAGACCGACAGGGCTCGGATACATCCTGAAGGTTTCGTATTGCCACGATTGGAGACAGGGCCGCAGCGGAGCACTGTGGAATCTCATGGTCCCGCGGCTCGAGTTTGGCTGTCGACGGTGTACGGATTGCAGCTGAGAGGCTGGCAGGCTTACGCGCTTGACCGGGCGCTCGAGTATTACCCCGAAACTGGGGAATTGTGCTGGCCGACGGTCGTGCTCACTGTGGCGAGGCAGTCCGGCAAGTCTGTGCTTTCCCGGGCGATCTGTATGTGGCGGCTACACCACGCGGAACTTTTCGGCGAGCCTCAGACGATCCTGCACGTAGCCAATAAGCGCTCGACCGCTATGGAGGTTATGCGGCCGGCTGGAATTTGGGCAGTAGAAAAATACGGCAAGCAGGCGGCACGCTGGGGAAATGAGCGGGCCGGCATCGAGTTACCTTCCGGTGACCGATGGCTAATCCACGCGGCGAACGATTCCGCCGGCGTCGGGTTCTCGATAAATATGGCATTTCTCGACGAAGCCTGGAGCATCCCTAGTCAAGTGTTCATGGGAGCAATCGCACCGACTATGGCCGAGCGCCTAAACCCGCAGGCCTTTCTCGTGTCTACAGCTGGTGATTCCTCGAGCGACCTCATGACCTCATACCGGCAAAGGGCCATCGACCACCTCGGCGCGGAAGACCCGGGCAATATTTTGCTGCTCGAATGGTCGGCCCCGCCGACCGCCGACCCCGACGATCCCGAGACATGGAAGTACGCGAGCCCCGAGTGGAACGATAAGCGTGAGGCTTTCCTGCGCGGCCAGTGGGAAAATATCGAGCAGTCATCCTGGCTCCGTGAATACCTCAACCTATGGGTTCCTCGAGCTAATCATTGGCTCAAAGATTCCTGGTGGAAAGAAACCCTCTCCGACGAGGCTTTGCCGCCTGCCGCAACGTGGTCGGTCGCGGTCGAGTCTGATTTCGATGGAATGGGCCACGCCGTGGCAATCGCCGCACCCCTCGAAGACGGCCGGATCGTGTGCAGGGTTACTACTCACCGCACAATCAAGGATGTGGACATACGTCTAGGGGAAATCCGCAAGGATCACCCCAGTCTATTTATACAGGTCACTCCAGGATATGTGGACAGGCTCCAAGAGCGATTCGACGAACTAGTCGGGCAGCGTGAAGCCGCAGCTGCGACCCAGAATATCCTCGACCTATTCGACCGGCGGGCCTTGCTCCACGAAGACTCCGAGACTCTCCTCGAGCATTTCACCCAGTCGAATATCTCGAAGCGTCAAGGCGGCTGGGTAATGTCAGCCCGCATGGGTCACGGAGGCGTATACGCCGCCCGGGCCGTAATGTTCGCCGCCTACCAGGCAGCAAAGACTCCCCGGCCCATGGCTCGGATCCATACACGCCGACGCGCATAAAGCACAGAAATGCTTTGATACTTGACGGGCCTATGGTATGGCGCGAGAATTACACCCGTGGCGTTTCCCCGTTCACTCAAGGTCGTACGGGACCAGGCACAGATACAGTCCGCGGTAGCGCAGGCGGTGTCCGAGCCGGTCCCGTACGTCCGCGACGCCTCGGCCCAATTACTGTCAATGATCCAGCAGTCTGGCACGTTCTCGCTGGCACTCAGCACAGCGATGCAGGTTCCCGCATTTGTGAAGTGCCTCAAGGTTTACACAAACACCATTTCGGCATTCCCGCTCAAGGAATACGTCGGCAAGGATCAGGTCGTCGCCCGTGGCGTCCTCGTGCAGCCCAACCCCCAAACTACTTACGCCTCGATCATGGGCCGCACCGTCCAGGACCTCCTCCTGTACGGTTTCGCGTATTGGCGCGTAGCAGCTCGGGCCTGGGATGGCTACCCGACCGAATTCGACTGGATGCCGTACTCACAGGTCTCATTCATGCCGGATGCCACCACCGAAGCCATGATGGACCCGATCCCAGCATTTGGAACCATCTACTGGAATGGCGTACCCGTCCCGCCTCGCGACGTCGTCCGATTCGACGGAGACTCGACCGGCGGCTGGCTCGATACGATGGCGTCAGCAGTAAACACGGCCGCAGCACTCGAGGCCGCAGCCTTGCGCTACGCCGAGTACCCGGTGCCCAATGTGATCCTTAAGAACTCGGGCGCCGACCTGCCGGGCGCCGTCGTCGACGATCTCCTCGAAGCCTGGGAAACTGCCCGCACAAACCGCTCGACGGCTTACCTGAACTCAACGATCTCGACCGAATCAGTCGGCGGATTCTCGCCTAACGATATGCAGCTCACCGACGCGAGAAACGCAAGCGCCCTAGCGGTCGCCCGGCAGGCTAACCTCGACGCGGCATGGGTCAACGCTACCCAGTCAGGAAGCGCCTTGACCTATGCCAATAGAGTCGATCTTTATAGGCAGCTTTTAGACCTATCGCTCACGCCAGTCATGCTTCAGATTTCTCAGCGTCTCTCGATGAATGACATCACGCCCCGAGGCCACGCCGTCGAATTTGACACTTCCGTATTTTTGCGAGGCAACCCAGCCGAGATCGCTGCGCTAATCGCAACGCTGCGCCCGCTCGACGTTATCTCGATCGACGAATCCCGCGAACTACTAGACCTACCCGACCTAATGCAATCCGACCCAATGCTGAGGCCATAATGCAGACCACCGAATTCACCGCCGACTTCATCGTCGAAATGCGCGAAGACGACGGAAACCCAGACATCGCCGGCCAGGGCTACGGCCGCGCCGTCCCCTACGGAGTCGAAACCAATATCGGCAACGTTCGCGAATCATTCGGCGCCAATGCTTTCCAGCCCGAGGACGTTGTGGGCAAGCCCCTCGCCTACCGTCACGGAGAGCCAATCGGCGTCATCACCGCAGCCGAGAATAAGCCGGATGGCCTTTACATTGACTTCAGCATCGCTAACACGATCCAGGGTAGGGACGCGGCGGTCCTCATTCGGACCGGAAGTTCGCGAGGGATGTCTGTGGGTTTTATCCCCACCAAATCTGTCTGGAACCGGGCTAAGACCGTTGTCCAGCATGTCGCGGCCTCGATCGCCGAGGTCTCGATTACGCACCAACCCGCCTATGCCACCGCAGGCGTAAGCGCAATCCGAGAAGGAGAAAGCATGTCAGTCGAAACCGTCGAGGAAACCGCCCCGGCGGTAACCGTTGACACCGAAGCACGATCCGCAATTGCCGAAGTACGTCAGCAGCTCTCACAGGTTGAGTCCCGCTCATTCGTGAGCGAGCCCGTTCACCCGCTCGCCCAGTTCCGCGATTTCGGCGACTACTCTAAGGCAGTCCTCGCCGGCGACGTCGAGTCCCGCGCACTTTTCGACCAGGTCACGGACAACAACCCGGGCGTCATGCCCCCGAACTGGATGCTCCAGGTTCAGGGCATCATCGACCTCGGGCGCCGCGTCATCACCGGCACAGGCGGCCCAATGTCTGCCGGAGTCGCAGGCATGGACATCAACTGGCCCTATTTCGACGGATCGCTCACCGATATTGTCGAAGCACAAGCCAACGAAAAGGACGAAGTTAACAGCGTCGCTATCAACCTCGAAAAGGGCACCGCGACTCTTGACACCTACGCCGCTGGCTCAGACATTTCCTACCAGCTCTTGCAGCGCTCGAGCCCCTCGTACCTGGACGCTCACAACCGCATCATGGCCGCGTCATACGCGACCGTGACCGATCGCAAGTTCACCTCGGACCTGTGGAATGACGGTTCAGGCACTCAGGACTACGACTTCGCAGCCGACACCACGGGTGCCGGATTCCGTGAAGCCGTGTTTGGAGCATCCGTCAAGGTTGAGGATGCCACTCAGTCCCCAGCCAGCGCGGTCTTCGTCTCGACCGCAGTCTTCAAGAAGATCGGCGGCTGGAGCACCTTCCAGCCCGAGCCCTACACCGTCCAGAACGTGTCGGGCGTCGCGACCGCGTCAACCTTGCGCGTGAATGTCTCCGGCCTCCCGGTCATTCGCGCCACTTGGCTGGACACGAATGCGGCCTACAACGCAATCGTGACGAATGGCGCGGCAGCCCGTTGGGTCGAAGACGGTCCCCGCTTGGCGACAGCAGAAAACGTAGGAAAGTTGGGACGCGACATCGCCATTTATGGCTATGGCGTTACCGCAGCATTCCTGCCCGCTGGCATCGTCCGAGTTCTGAACGTCTAACCGCTGAGATAAGGGACGCGACGATATGGCACTCGTAACGGGTGAGGAACTAGCCACAGCGCTGGACCTCGACTATGACCCGCCGGAGGAGCCCTACGATCAGGTGGCCGCAGCCGCCGACGATATCGTCGCGTCCCTACTCACGGATGCCGCATACGAACTCGAGCCACCAGCCTGTAAAGAGGCAGCTCTAGCCGTAGCGGTCGAGATCTTCCAGGCACGCACCGCCGCCGGCGGCCAGGCCGTGGCGACCGACTTCAGCCCAGGCCCTTACCGGCTATCGGTCTGGATGACGCGCCGCGTTATGTCCCTACTCGGGCCATACATGAACGTGAACGGCATGATCGGATGACAGCCCTAGTTACGGAAGCCAGAGAGGCCCTTGTCGCGGCATTTACCGGGCAGGGCCTTCAGGTCTACACGACCGTTCCGGCCGTACCTCGGCCACCAGCTGTCGTCATTATTCCCGACTCGCCGTGGATCACCCATGAGCGGGGCACCGCCCTCGGCTACCGTGTGCGCTGGCGTGTCCTAATCGTTATCAGCCCTCGAAACAATGAGGCCGCAACCCTGGACGTCGAGAACGCAATCGACCTCCTCCTACCGCTCATCCCAGCCGGATTTTCCTGGGATGTCGTAAACCCCCCGCAGCTAAATGATGTCGGGGCGCAAGGCACCGTCTACACCACGGAGATAAACGTCTCCGTATCTATGAAGGAGTAAAAAGATGTCCGTTGTCAGTGTGGCTGGTGCCGCGTTCACCGTCGAGGTAGGCGCCGCCCAGTACGAAGAGCAGATCACGACCGGCACCATTACCACCACGCCCACGATCATCCGTACCAAGACCCTTTCGGATGTCGCGTTTAACCAGACCGACCTGAACTCGACGATCTCGCTCGATTTCCTGTACGACGAGAACGCCGGCATTTACGACGCTCTCCAGGTCGCTATCGCAACCCCCGCAGCTGTCGCCGTAACGGTCGAGTCGGCTACGGGCGTCTGGACCGGCGCCGCCATGTACATCGACTCCTGCGACGTCACCTTCGACGCCGCCGGAATCGCAAGCTGCACCGTTTCCATGCAGGGCACTGTAACCTTCGCATAACCAACTAGAGAACGGGGAAACGCCATGTATCCGAGCATCACCGTAACAACGTCAGACAGCCCCGAGGCCGTCACCTATCAGATCTGCTCAGCCGATCTCATGGAGGCCGAGGAACTGTACGACAAGGCAAAGCGCAAGCCGGGCACAATGGGTATCCGCTTAATCTGCGCCTACATTCACTCGACCGGGGAATCACCTAGCACGCTGGCACAGGTCAAGGCCTGGGCAAAGGAAAAGGAAGTCTGGGCCGAGGACGCCGAGACGCCGGACCCTACCCAGCCGGATCAGTCCGGAGATTCATAACCCAAGTAGCCGTAAGAATCGGAAGGCCCATCGAGGAAGTAGCGGCCTACGATCCCCGGCAGCTAGCTACGATCGTGGAGGTGTTAGGCAATGGCTCCAGCCAAAGTGTTTGACACCTACGTCGACGGCCTAAACGATATTCTCCGAGCCTTCCGCAAACTGCCCAAAGAGGCCTCAGCCGAACTTAGGCAGGCCTCGCAGGCCGTGGCCGATAAGCACATGGCCCCAGCATGGCGTCAGGCCGCCATCAACTATGCCGGACCATGGGGCGAAAGAATCGCCGAATCGGTCAAGGTCAAGAAAGACCGCGTGCCGGCCGTCAATATCGGCGGAGCCCGCAAGAAATTCTCAGGCGGAGCATCCCCGACTATGGTCCGCTACCTCTCAGACAAGGGCAACCGAGGCCGCGCAGGAGCCCAGAAAAGAGCACCCGAAGCATTCGGCGAAGGCACAAACTGGATCGAAAATGTCCGGGAATACCAAGGCGGGGCCATGCAGGAATGGGCTAAGGCCGTCGACCAAATCGTACTGAAGTGGAGTTACCTCTAATGGCTATCGGCAAGACCCTAACTGTCTACCTGGCCGCAGACGTATCCAAACTCCGCAACGGCCTTAACAGCGCAGACCGCAGCTTATCAGGATTCGGCAGCAAACTCACAAGCATGGTCGGCCCGGCACTGCTCGGCGCGGCCGCCGCCGCCGGAGCGTTCGCCGTAGCC